AGAACGACCGCCTCGAACTCATCCGGTGTGCAGGACAAGGTGAAGCACCACGCTCGTCTGGTCTTCTGTATCGGGGACTGCTGCGCTTTCCACATGATGAACAGCACCTTCATCCATGCTCCCCATGCCGCGAGGCCAAGGCCCGCCAGTTTCTCGTCGCTCAACGCATCGCCCACGTACATCCGAAGGTAAGGGAGCTTGCTCATCCGAGTACCTCCTCCAGTAGCTCCCTGTCAAGGAACGCTTGGATGGCATCTTCAACGTGAAGCCGGGTGGCATTGAGTCCGTCCTCGAATCCCTCGAAGTAACGGTCATCTTTCCCGCCCCAGTATCGCTTCGCCTCGTCCATGCCGAGTGCCGATTCCTTGATGCGAATGTGGATCAGTTCGGCGGCCTGTCTTGCAGGTTTGCTAATTGCTTTTCGGTTGCTATCCATTGTTCAGTTCGTCGATGAGTTTACTGATTCCGGCTGCGTCTGACTTCTTGGCCTTGTCAATGTAAAAGCCCTGCTCCTCTTTCGGCAAACGAAGGATCAGACTGTGCAGGAATTTCTTTTGCTTCTCGCTTGCTTCGCCAGACCGGGCGGGTCGTTCATGCTGCTGATGAATGGCGTTCGCCACCTCATCTGCCGAAGCATATTCCGTCCCGGCAAGGCCGACCGCTGCAAGGGCGCGTCCGATTGCCGATGTCTCGGCGTTCTCCATCGCGCTCGTGCGGTTGATCTGACTGGCTGACCGTTTCTCCTCGCCGTGGCCAGTCCCGACTACCATTCCGGCCGGATTGATTACCTCGGCTTTCATGATCACCGTGTCGGCGTCATGGTGGACAAGCGTGGTCACGATGCCCCACCCATCCTTGATGGTGTACTCGTTGCGAAACTCGGCAACGCGGAGCGCGACCGTCTTGTATTCCTTTCCGTGGATCGAAACGATCCCTGTGTCTTTCTTGCTCATCGTAAGTCCTCGTACTTTCCTCGTTTGTAATGCATCTCGCACTCGGCGTTGTTCTTCATGCGTGGCTGACGGCACGACTCCCATTCGCAAAGCCCGGCATTGTAGCGTTCCATGCGCTTGCGGTTTTCCTCGGCCTTCCGTGCGGCGTTCCCCTTCTCCACCTCTGCGATCTTGTCGGCCAACCAGTCGGGCATCCGGTAGTAATCCGTGATCTGACCATCCGGGTTGTTCGCCATGATCTCCTCGAGGCGGTCCTGCCGCTTCTCGGCTTGGAAGTCATCTTCCTCTTTCCAAAGGTCTTGCATCGTCGTGGTAAGGTTGAGCCGCGTTACGGCGCGGCGGGTTTGGTTTATTTCTCGTCCGAGTATTCAGCGAGCCGAAGGTCGATCTCGCGGATCACTTTCTCCATTCTTTCCCGCGCTTCCTTGATCGGGGTCAGGTCGAGGCGAACCAGTTTCGGGAAGTCATCGGCGGCGTCCATCTGGTACTGCTCGTCGGTGATCTCGTCGTAGTAGGTGTCGAAGCTGTCTGTCGTGCGTCCGGTCATCGTCGTGGTAAGGTTTGTTTGACGTATTGCCAATCTATAAAAACAGATTCCGTTTTGAAAATCCATCACACTCAATTCACAAAGCGGTAGGTGTATGTCTTGCGGCGGTACGGTCCGGCGTAGGTAGACCCGGACCGTTCGATCCTCCCGGCGTCTGCCAGATTCGTGATGGCGCGGCGAACGCTCGTTATCGGCACATCGCCATGCAGGAACGTCTTTACCGTCCACGCATGAAGGTCGCTGTTCGGCATCTTCCTGAATAGGTCGAGGATACGTTTGTCCTGCGTGGCGGCTGATGTCTTGGCATTGGCGAGGTTCTCGCCCGTTTCGGATGCGGTGTTGTAGTACATGGTCAGTCTTTCTTGGTAAGGGTTACGTTGTTCTCGTCCAGTAGGCGGTTCAGCATTTCGATCTGGTCCCCGGTGAAGGCGGTCCGGCTCATGTCCGGCGTCCGGTTGCTCAACAGAATCGTCAGGATGGCCGTTAATACCGAGGCGGTCAAAGCCCCAGACAGAAACAGAAGGGCGTCATCGTAGCTCATTCTTCGTCCTCATTTGGTTTGTCGATTGATCTGCGCTTGGCGATGCGGCGGCCCCAGAACGTCAGCGGGTCCGGGTCGGCGCACCATTGAAACCACCACGCATGATTGTCCTGCTTATCGACCACGTAGGACTGGTTTGTTACGTCCAGTCCACCACGGTCCACGGTTGCGGTTCGGTTATTCATCGTCGCTGTCCTCGTCGAAGTAGGACCACGGATCGGAAAGTCCTTCGCCGCCTACATAGAGCGACATCCTGCTGACCGTTTCGATGGTCAGCTGCATCACGAAATACGCTTCGGCCAATCCCTTCGTGATCGTGCAATGCGCCCCTTCGTACTGGTCGCGCACATCTTCAAGTGCGGCGGCGTATTCGGGTTTGAGTCTTTCGAGTAAGGTTTTCATGGTCAGCCCACAAAGATTCGGATGGTGAAGTAAGCGGCGGCGAGTGCGATGACCCACCAACAGAAGCGGTCGAAGGTTTTGTTCTCGTTCATCGTCGTGGTAGGGTTGAGCCGCCTTACGGGGCGGCGTGTGTTTGTCTGCGGGTTCGGTTGTCGAGCCTCGTCAGCACCGGCGTTACCGATGGACGGTCTTACGGGACCGTTTCGGCTTAATCGATCCATCCCATTTCTTGGCAATGCTCAAGCCAAGCCTTGCTGTTTGCCTCCTGAGATGCTTCTTCAAGCAAGCGGCAAGCCTCCCACACGAGATCAAACGCCTTTCCGAGCGGTCCAAACTCAAGCGATGGCATCTCGGCAGATAGGAGGTTCATTGCGTTGCGTATCTCACACTCTGTTATCATTAACAAGAGGTGCTGCTCTTTCATGGTCAGTTCGTTGTCGTTCATTTTTTCTCTCGGTTGGTGGTGGCTCGCGCCGTTTGTTGATCCAAGATTAATCAGTTCCTAAACCAATGACAAGCCCTTCACACTCAATTCACAAACGAAGTACCTTTCTTCTTTATTGATATTCATAGTTCATAGTTCATAGTTCATAGTTCACGCCATACGGCGGACAACCCGCGGACAAAAGTCGGACACGAAAGTCATGCAGAAAACGCCCATACAAAGCGCAATCGCATATTCACCCGATCAATGTTGTGCAAATGTTGAGCAGGTGCGCTTGTTGATAGGCGTGGACAACCAGATTTCATGCAGGTAGGTCATGCACAAAGTTGAGCAAAAGTTAAACACTCGCAGGACATGAGCCAGACACGGCTCGGACACGGCTCGGACAAAACTCGGACACAATGTTGTGCAAACCCGGTCCGCATCCGTTCGTATCATTTAGCGTTCAACCCGGAAAGCGACATGGACAAGATCAAACCAAGACCGCCGGAGCCGCTTCCGGTTACGCCAGTTGAGGCCCCGGCCCATCTGGACCCGACACCAACAAAGGACTACATCATGCAGGAGAAATTCGCAGAGTGGAAGGGCAAAACCATCTTCCGCAGCCGAACCATCATCACCGTCACCGTATCAGTCGTTGGGTTCATCCTGACCAAGTTCTTCGGCCTCGACGTTGACCTCGGAATGTTCATCGAAGCAGCGGACGGCCTTCAGGTCGGGGAGCTGATCCTGACCCTCGGAGCAGTCATCGCCGGGTTCTTCCGTAAACACGCACGAGCCGATCTCTCAAACTCGAACGGCTAACGATGAACGTACCCACCCACATCGTATTGCATACGCTCGCTTTCGATGGTGAAGCGAACATCGACCGCGTTCGGCGTTGGCATCTCGACCGTGGGTGGAAGGATGTCGGCTACCATTGGCTGATTCGTCGCAACGGATCGCTCGAGCAGGGCCGGACCGAGGACGAGGAAGGCGCACACGCCGTCAACTACAACAGCCGTAGCGTGGGCATCGCGTTCGAAGGTCACGGGGACCACGAGATGTGGACGCTCCCGCAGGTGCTGACAGCCGTCAAGCTTTGCGACCGCATCAGCAACCAGTACGGCATCTCGCCACACAACATCCTCGGACACCGGGAGACGGGCGCACCAAAGACCTGTCCCGGAACGAAGATCGACATGGACGCCTTCCGCGCCCTGTTCTTTAACTGTATCTCGGAGGACTGACCGTGCCTATCGTCAAGAAGCCGGATGGATGGTACTGGGGAAGCCGCGGACCGTTTGACACCCGCGAAGAAGCCGAGCGCGTGGCACAGGCCGCCTACGCTTCTGGGTACGGTTCAGGCGAGGAGCGAAAACCAATCACACGCAAGGGATGAGCAAACGACTGAAAATTGCAGACCTAAAATTTGACCCGCAGAACGCTCGCGTCCGAACGGCGAAGGGCGAAGCCATGATCCAGAAGTCCTTGCAAGAGGTGGGGGCGGCACGATCCATCGTCATCGACGAGGACGGAATCATCCTCGCAGGGAATGGAACGGTCGAGGCAGCGGGGCAGGTCGGCATCGAAAACGTGGTGATCGTCGAAGCGTCTGGAGATGAGATCATCGCAGTACGCCGGGTCGGTCTCACCGACGAGCAGAAGAAGAAACTGGCCTATTACGACAACCGCACAGGCGACGAAGCCGAATGGGACATGGAGCAGGTGGCTCGTGACCTGCTTGGTGGGTATGACTTCCTCGACGAGTTGTTTGAAACAGATGAAATAGCCATAGATGGTGGATGGGATCTCCCTGACGAAGAATCGGATTTTACACAAATGACGTTCACGCTTCACAAAGAGCAAGCCGAGGTTGTAAAGTCGGCAATCTCGCTCGCCCCAAAAGAAAGCGACGAAAACGAAAACAAGAACGGAAACGCAATCTGGGCAATCTGTAAAGAGTGGGCGCAGCAAAGAACATAGAACTAAAACCGATACCGTCGCGGGTAGCCATTGACTTCGTTAAGAAGCACCACTACTCGGGCAAGGTTGCTGCAAACTCGCAGCTTCACATCGGCGTATTTTACGCTGGTCTGCTTGGTGGCGTCATGCAGTTTGGCCCACCCATTGATCGCTCGAAGCTCATTGGCTTAGTCCGAGGATCAAAGACCTTTAATTTCTTGGAACTCAACAGGATGGCGTTCTCCGATCTTCTGCCAAGAAACAGCGAAAGTAGAGCAATTTCCGTGGCTTGCAAATTGATTGCAAAAAACGCCCCGCAGGTAAAGTGGGTTGTATCTTTTGCGGACGCAACTCAATGCGGAGACGGGACAATATATCGCGCATCTGGGTTCTTGCTCACTTCAATAAAAGAGTCAAAAAACCTCGCATCCATTCCCGGGCTTGGCGTTATTCACAAGTTGCAATTAGAGGCCAACCCCAACTCGCCAAGAAAGGAACTTGGTGGGCGGTCCTATTATGATTTCACTGGCGGTCGCTATAATTGGGGCGAGTACATAAAGCACACCAAGGGTCGCATCCTTCCCGGCTTTCAAATTAGATATATCAAGTTCATTGACCCAACATGGCGGGACCGCCTGACCGTTCCTGTCCTTCCATTTTCGGCATTGGACGAAGTGGGGGCGAGGATGTACAAAGGAGAGAAACCACAAGCGCAGGAAGTGTAATGGTTGCACGGCCTACATCCAGTAGGCAAGAGGGGTTCGATTCCACCCCTGCGCTCAAAAATGTAACGGTATAAAAATGGCCTACGAAAAAGAACAGTTCATCAAGGCGATAGAGAATAGCGGCGGCTACGTGTCGCTGATTGCTGACCGCGTTGGTTGTGCTCCAAAAACCGTATACGAATGGATCAAGAAAGAGGAGGACGTGGCAGAAGCAATAAAGCGGGAGAAGATTAAACAGGTGGACTTTGCCGAGGGCAAGCTCCAGTCCCTCATCAAGCAGGAGAACCCGACAGCAATCATATTCTACCTCAAAACACAGGGCAAGGACCGGGGCTATTACGAACACAGGACGCAGGACATCACCTCTGGCAATCAGCCGCTGACCATCAACTTCGTCCCTGCCGACCACGATGCAGACGGTTCGAGCGACCTATAACCCTGCATACAGTCCCTATTTCAAAAACAGGGACAGATACGCCGTCCTGTTCGGCGGCGCGGGGTCTGGAAAGTCCTTCTCCGTGGCGCAGAAGCTTGTCCTGCGGTGCGCCAAAAACCCACGAGAGCGCATCCTCGTCATCCGTAACGTCTACCGGACCTGCCGCGAATCCACATTCCGGCTGCTCGTCGAGGTCGCATCTTCCTTTGGCGTCGAGGTAACGGCAAACCGCTCCGACCTGTCCATCACCTTCCCCAACGGGGCGCAGATCATCCACGCCGGACTGGATGACCCGGAGAAACTGAAGTCCATCGCCGGGATCACCTCTGTCTGGATCGAAGAGGCAAGCGAGGTCAAGGAGGATGCCTTCCGACAGGTGGACCTACGACTGCGTGGCGATGTCCCGACATACAAGCAGGTGACGCTCACGCTCAACCCGACCGATTCACGCCTCTGGGTGCGGCGTTGGCTCGACGAGAACCCGGACATATTCGTACTTCGCACCACGTGGCGCGACAACGCTTTCCTCGACGCCCAGTATATCGACGTTCTGAAATCGCTCCCAGAGGATTTACGGGCCATCTACGAGCGCGGAGAATGGGGCGAGGCCCTGAAGGGCGTAATATATCCCAACTGGAAAACGTACAGCGAGGACCGGACGCCGGACTTCTACGGCATCGACTTCGGATACAACTCGCCATCGGCTGTCGTTGCCGTGACCGTGACCGATCCGGAGGTCTACATTGAGGAGATCATTTATCAGTCGGGGTTAACAAACTCGGACCTGATTGCAGAGTTAAAGAAAACGATCGGAAATAAAAACGCTCCCATCTACTGTGATGCCGCCGAGCCGGACCGGATTCAGGAATTGATCCGAGAAGGATTGCAAGCGTATAAAGCCGATAAAAGCGTAAAGGATGGAATCGACTTCGTGAAGCGTTACAATTTGAACGTCCACGCGAAGTCGCAGAACCTGCAAAACGAGCTTCGGGAGTATCGTTGGGATGAGGACCGCCAAAGCGGAACGCTCAAAGACACTCCGTTAAAACGCAACGACCACGCCGTCGACGCCATGAGATACGCCATCTATACGCACCTCAAAGGCGCAACAAATACTTGGGGAGTCTGGTAATGCCGAAACCCGATTTTTATGTAATGGGATCAACCATGAAGGGCGTTTCCCTCAACGATCCCGAATGGCAGTCTATCTTCAACCTTCACGGTCACGAGGCCGTTGTCAAGATGTCTCCGCAGGTTGCGTGGACCGACGAAGGATGGACCCGCCGCTGCGTTGATGTCCGGGCAAAGGCACTCGCCGCAATGCCGTTCGTCATTCACAAGGGCGGCATGGACAACATCATCTGGTCAGCAGGAGAGGAAGCCCCGGAAGAACTGGCGTGGCTCGACCTGTTCGACTACCTATACCGCGCAGAAGCCGCCCTCGCCCTCGTCGGTGCTGCCTATGCCATGAAGGAGGGATCGTTCAACAGGGACGGCGTTCTCACCAAAGCGGACGGTCTGTCGTGGATCAACCCGACGAGCATCAAGCCGAACTTCGAGGAAGGCGAATACGGACCGGACGCCCGTGGCAATTTCCGCTATTACGAGCGGTCTGCCAATCAGCGCAAATTCCAGATTCCGCGCTCCCGTGTTGTCGGCACTTTCCAACCCTCCCCGTTCGTCGAGCAGGGATTTGGCGTTGCCGATGCTCACGCAACCCGGATGCACAGCCAGATCCTGCACGACCTCGCAGAATACACCTCCGGCCAGTTGCGCTCCGGTCTTGTCAAGAAAACGGTCTGGGTGGCAGACAAGGACGCCCGACAGCCGGACGAGTTGACCGTCAAGCGGTGGCAGCGTTGGGTGCGCCGCAACATCCTCGGCACAAAGCCCACGCCGGACGATCCGATGGTCATGCAGGGCCTGTCGGCACAGGAAGTCGGCTCGGACCTCTCCGACCTCCACAGCGATCTGATTACTCGAGACGCACGGGAGGCCATCGCCTCGGCTCTGGGCGTACCGCACTCGCTCGTAATGTCAAACGCTGCCAACTACGCCACGGCCAAGTCGGACCAGTTGGCGTTCATGGCGAACACGGTTGTCCCACAGGCACGGCTTGTCGCTCATGCCCTGAACTCGCAGCTGCTGATGCCGCTCGGCTACCACTTGGAGTTCGAGCCGCACAAGACGGAGGTGATGCAGCAAAGCGAACTGGAGAAGGCACAGGCCATCGCCATTGCGGTCGGTGCGCCCGTGTTGTCAGTAAACGAAGGCCGCGAGCTGCTCGGCTACGAACCCTTACCGGGACAGGACTTCGTTGCAGAACAGCCGCAGGCCGTCCGCTCGGCTGACGATACGAAGGCCCTCGACATTCAGCGTTGGAAAACCAAGATCGCCAACAAGGGACGGGAAGCGAAATTCTCGCCGGACTCGCTGACCGATTACGAAGCCGACATCATCCGGGAGCGGCTCGCGACCGGGATGGATCTGGAGGAAGTATTCAGACCGCCCTTCGTGGGTTTTTAGACGCCGACCGCGAGGCCGAACCGGAAGGCGAACACAAGGCACTAAACCCTCTTGCTCGGTCACGGTCAGGATGGCGCGAACATGCGGACGCGATGGAGCGACTCGTGGACGTCGAGGTGGACCGTTTTGTTGATGAGATCGAAGCGGCCATCACGAAGCAGATCGACGCCGCCGCACGAGCAGTCCGTAGCGACAGCAACATCGACGCCGCGATTGACTCGGAGCCGATCAAGGAGGTATACGAGAAGGAGTGGAAACGTGCAGCCCTGACGATCACGGGGAAGGTCTACAACGCCATTGACGCAAGCAGAAAAGACTTTACGCCGGAGCAGTACACGTCATGGGAGGACAACCTCGACCAGTACCTTGCAAGCAAGGGCGGTGAGCAGATCGTCTTGATCGACAACTACACGAAGGAATGGGTCCGGGCTACGGTCACATCGGCAACACAGCAAGCCGTTGAACTCGGACTCGGCACGGATGACATTGCCAAGCTCATGCGTGACAAGTGGGGCGAACTCTCAAAGAACCGCGCCCTACGGATTGCCCAGACGGAGATGAACGCCGCCGCCAACTACGGGGCAATGGAAGCCGCCACCGCCGCAGGGATGACTCGCAAGTTTTGGATCACGGCAGGGGATGCGCGGGTGCGACCGGGAAAGAAACCGAGACCCGGTGACGCCAACCACCAACGCCTCAACGGGGAGACCGTCGAGATCGGCGAGCGTTTCAGCAACGGATTGATGCGCCCTTCCGAAGCGGGTGGTCCCGCAGGCGAGGTCATCAACTGCCGCTGCCAGATGGGATTCCTCCCTTAATTATTAAAGGACAATGCAAAGCGCAGACGATACGAAGAAAATCATGGAGATCGGCAAGCTGCTCGCTGCCGTCATCGCCGCATCCATGCTCGTCGGCGTTGCAACAGCCGGGTACGGTGATCTACCGGAGCGCGTTGTATCATTGGAGAAGTCAGATACCGAGCAGATCAAACGAATCGAAACCGTAGAGCGCGGACAGTCTGACCTCAAAAGAGAACTGCAGCTCATCTCGTGTCTCCAACTCGCGCAAGCGCAAGGCACGGCATACCAAGAATGTCTGAACCCATGAAGAAAGCCGCCGCCATCATTGCCCTTGCACTTCTCGCCACCGCCGCACATGGACAAGTGGGCAAAGAGCGCGACCTATCCGGCAACCAGATAAACGCCGAGTTCTATCTTGAAATCGCCAAAGGTGACGTAAAGAGCCACACGGTCGTTAACAAGTTCGGCGAGGCACTCTCTGTCGGCACTACATGGACGGTCGTATCTGAAACAAAGACCTACCCAACGCCGACCACCGCTGCCGCCCTTGAACTAGTCTCCTCATCGGATGTCGATTCCACGGGCAACGCCGGAGCGCAGTACGTCATCGTTCAGGGCATTGGACCCGACTGGAAGGAGCAGACCGAGCGCGTGGCCTTGAATGGGACACAGGCCGAAGACCTCACGAATACATGGCTCCGGGTTTACCGGATGTGGGTTGATGAATCGAACACCTACGCCTCGACATCTGCCACGACCCACGAGGGAACGATCACGCTCCGCGCTGACGGCGGCGGCACATCATGGGCGCAGATTACCAAAGACGGCATCTTGGGACTCGGACAAACGCTCATCGGGGCCTACACCGTACCGCTCGGAAAAACGGCGTACCTGACGCAATACACGGCAGACATTGAGCCAACGAAGAACGCAAACATCGCCTTCTTCAAGCGGTGCGATGCCGACGATATTTCCGCGCCTTACGAGGGCACGATGCGGCTGCAAGCCCTGCACCGGGGAATCCAGAATACCATCGACATCAGCAACCACGTAGCACGGGGTCCGTTCGTCGGTCCCTGCGACATCGGTTTCTTTGCAAAGGTGTCAAACAGCACGGCCAATATCTCCCTGCAATTCAACTTTGTCTTGGTGGATAACGGTGAATAAAGTGGACGAAAACATCCGAAGCGTCGAATACTTGGCGCGAATCATCGCCGCCTATTACGCCGAACTGCTCCGGCTCGGAATCCCGCAGGAGGAGGCCACGATCATAGCTGCCGCCTTGCAAGACATCATCTTTGAGAATATGCAATGACCTATACCTACGAACGCAAAGACGGGACGCGCTTCGAGCATTTCGCGTCCATCAAAAGCGCACCACTCACCAAGTGCCCAACGACCGGGCAAGAGTGCCGCATCGTCATCACAGGCGGGACAGCGACCGTATTCAAGGGCGGCGGTTGGCCCGATAAGGAAAAGTGAACCGCGATTGCAGCGGATTGTATAACAGCGAAACGGAAAGCCGATGGATCAGGAAGAACTCGACGATGTGTACCGCAGGTGGAACGTCCTCGCCAACATGAGCGCGGGAGACCTTCGGGCATGGTCCGAGACCGAGTGCAGCCGCCTCGCGTCTGTCGATCCTGCGGCCGTCATTGCTCGCAACCTTGACCTGCTCGAAACCCGGAAAGATGACTGGGGCGAGAAGCAGGTCGAGAACGCAAAGCGAGCGATCAGTTTTATCGAACGCATGAGAAACGGCGAGCAGGGAGAACCCGCAAAGGAGGGATGCCCGAGCAAGCGCGACATCTCGCTCCTCAACTGGGGGCACGATCCGCGCAAGCCGCTCAACAAATCAGCAGACAACATGACTGACAAGGAAATGCTCGTCGCATACGGGGGCGAGGTTAAAGCATTGGGTGACGGTCGAATCGGCGGCTATTTGGTAAGGTTTAGCGGACCGACTGACCCCGACCTATACGGTGACTATTTCACAAAGTCCACCGACTTCGGCATCCAAGCAACGCTTCCCGTCTACTATCAGCACGGCTACGATGACACGCTGAAGAACCGCCAGATCGGTGTCGGCAGCATCAGCAGCACGGACGCCGGACTCTGGTTCGAGGCGCAGCTTGAGAAGCGCGACGAATACGAAAAGATGGTCAACGAACTGGTTGAGATGGGCAAACTCGGCTACTCGTCCGGCGCGGTCGGTCATCTTGTAAGCCGCAAGGAAGCACCCAACGGGTCGCAGGAAATCACGACATGGCCGCTCGGCGAAGCGTCTCTGGTTCTCAACCCAGCAGAGCCGCGCAACCACGTCATGTCAATCAAGGAATACGTCGAGGCGTTTGTCCCGACGAATGATATTGCATCTGATGTAGCGGAGCCAGAGGCAGAGACGGCAGAGGCGGGGACCGATCACCCTGCGCCATCTGCGGCAGAAGCCAAATCGGAAGCAATCGAAGAAGCACCCGACATGGGTGCAGAAGAAGCAACTCCGCACACAGAACAAGAGGACACCAAAATGTCTGAACAGAACATGGACGTTCTGAAAAGAATCGAAGGAATGATCGCTGCCCAGAACGCACGACTCGACGCGATGGAAGCCGCGAAAGCAGCTCCCGCTATCGTCGAAGTACCGACCGAAGCGAAATCCGCTCCGGCATTTATCAAAACCACGGGCGATTCCGAAGCCAAAGCATACGCTGCATGGGTTCGTGACGGTGACGCCGCCGCCCTGCGTGGAGCCAAAGGTTACGATGTCGATGGCCGCGAAGTTGAGATCAAAGCATCCAACGACACGGACATGAACATTGGCACGGCTGCCGATGGTGGAAACGTGGTCCCGACCGGCCACTTCGAAGGCATCTTCGCCAAGAAGTCCGAAGCCGACCTCACGGACATCCTCGGCCTGACCCGCATCCCCGGTGTCGGCACGACCGTCAACGTACCGTTCGACAACGAAGCCGATGGCGAGTTTGTCAGCACGAACGAAGCAAGTGCCTACGACCGCGATGCTCCGGCCCTCGGCCAGCAGGCCTTCACGCTCGTCAAGTACACGAAGAAGGTGCAGCTGTCCGAAGAAGTCCTTGAAGACGAAACGAGCAACCTGCTCAACTTCATTGAGAGCTTCGTCGCTCGCGGCATGGCCAAGACGAACAACGCCCTGATCGTTGCCGAGGCAGCCGCCTCTGGTACGCAGGCGAAAATCACGACCGCCGCTGGCATCGCCGCAGGTGAGATCGAGGACATCGCCTTCAACGACACGGTGCAGTTCTACCTTGACAGCCCGAACGTTGCATGGCTGACCCGTGGCTCGACCTACGGCAACATCGCTGCTCTCACGGGTAACGAGCGTTTGTACGCCGAGCAGGGCATCCGTTCGACCTTCGGCCAGTACGCCAACCGGCCTTCGCTGCTTGGCTACCCCGTGTTCTTCTCCGCGAAAGTAGCCGCTGACGGTACGGGTGGCAACAAGCCCGTATTCTTCGGTGACTGGTCGCAGATGGGCTACTACATGGCTCCGACCATGAAAGTCCTGCGCGATCCCTACGGAGACGCTGCCACGGGACAGGTCAACCTGTTCTACTCCTACCGCGTAGACTACGAGATCCTCCAGCCGGAGGCCATCGTATACGGACGCGTTTCCAACACCTAAGTTGGGGCGAGCCGGGTAGTGTAAAGGCGCACTCCCTCCCACCGGGCAGAGCGGGTTCGATTCCCGCCCCGGCTCCTACATTCAAACCATCTGCCAATGTCGCTCACCGTTACATCTGCACCGTCTGTCGAGCCAGTAACCACGGCAGAAGCAAAGGAATGGCTCCGCATCGACTCGTCCGACACGAGCCAAGATGCCGTCCTCGCCATCCTCATCAAAGCCGCCCGGGTCCGGGTCGAGGAATACCTGCGCCGCTCGCTCATCACCCGCACCTATTCGTGGGAGATGAACGGGGACGATATGCGGGACCGGATCGAGATTCCGCGCCCTCCGGTGCAGTCCGTGACATCGCTCACGATCTACGACGAGAACAGCGCGGGAGTGGAAATATCCTACACCGAAGCCGCCGAGAACTGGCAACTGGTCGAGGCATCCTACCTAAAGCACCGCAACGATGGCTGGGAAGTTAACCGCATGGACCGCGCAGGTACGTTGGTATACGTTGCCGGATATGGCAACGCATCTACCGATATTCCTGCTGACATCTTGATCGCCGTCTTTAAGTTGCTCGCCCTCTGGTTTGAGCGGCGCGGGGATGATCAGCGCGACAATGTAGAGGAGCGCGAATATCGCATCTTGACTGAAATCGCCCACCATAGAACCTTCGGATTCTAATGATCGGAGAAATGCGGCATCGGGTGGCGGTGCAGGCCAATACGCCATCCAATAGCTTCGGCGTTGTAACGGATTCGTGGTCCACCATCGAAACCGTCTATTCTTCTGTTCGCACTCTTTCAGGACAGGAGGTAATCAACGCAAGCCAAAACGAAGGCATCTACACGCACGAGTTCGTCATGCGATACCGCGACGATCTGGGCAATGCCGATACGCAGATGCTCAACAAGTACCGCCTCTTGTTTCGTGGGGACCAGTACGACATCCGTTCGGTGGACAACGTAGACTTCCGCGACAAGACTATACTTGTAAAGGCCCAACGCCGCAAGTGAGTTTTACGGTCAAAATATCAGACGCCCAGATGCGGTCAGTTCAGGCCGACATCAAGAAAACAGCCGCCGACATCGAAAAAGAAGTCCGGCGCGTTCACGCTGAAACGGCTGTCAATATCCGCAGGAAAGCCATTCGCAACATTGAGGCCTACGGATCAAGGACGGTACGGCGCAAGGGCGAGGACAAAAACGTCCAATGGCTTGTCGATACGGGCACGATGAGAAACAGCATCGCCATCAGTTTTGAGTCTGATTTTTCGGACCTACCGAAGCTCGACGAATCATCACGGGCAGACAAAGGAACGGCGTCGAAGGCGAAATCTGATTCAGCGGCATCCGTGGCAACGGCGGCATCGGGCAAAATTGCCACGGGCGTCGGCACGGCGGTACACTACGCCAAATATCACGAATACGGAACGGTCAGAATCAAGGCGCGGCCCTTCCTTGTCCCGGCGGCAGAAGATGAACGTCCGCACTTTGAGCGCAAAATGAAGAAGGCAACAGAAGGAAAATGAACGACCCTCGCCGAGCAATACAGAACGCCATCTGGACGCGCCTCAACAGCGTGGGCATTACGGCATATGTCAACCCGGCAGATGGGACGGCTCTTCCGTATACGGTATTTGGCGGCGGTACACTCGTCCCCGGTCCGCTTACGACCAAGAATAGCGAGGGCGGCGAAGTGACGCATACGCTCATTTCGTGGGCTGCAAATCCAGTAACGGCGCAGCAGAACGCAGAGACAGCTATTGCGGCACTCACGGATCGATCCAACCACCTGTCGGTGACTGGATACGTTACCGTCCGTTGGGATTTGGATTACGCCGAGGACACGATCATCGACGACAACGATCCGAATGAAACGTATTACGGCGTCCCATATCGGGTCCGGGTGATCGTCAAACAGGCATGAGCCACCGACCATTCCGCATTTGCCTTGTAACGGCCCTCTGGCTTCGTGAGACGCTCGAACGCATCGTGCTTGGGTATTACTCCCAACTGAAATTAGGCGGCGTAGAACTCATCCTCGTGGCCGTGGGCAGCGAAGGCCTTTCGTCCATGAAGCGAGCAACCGATAACGGATGGCATTACGTCGAGGCCGACAACGAACCGCTATCTGACAAGTGGAATCATGGAATCGCCGCCGCCGCAATGCACGAACCGGATGCCGTTGTTGTTATTGGATCGGATGACCTCTTGAACGAGCAATATTTTTATTCCGTCCTCGACGAATACAAGGATGGGCCGGGCGTCATTCAGTTAGCAGACGCCTATTACCACGATGCCGAAACCGCAGAAACGGTATACATTGAACGCGCCTATCCGGGAGCCGGGACATTTATCAGCGCAGATATATTACGCCGTATGGAATGGCGGCTCTGGCGGTCTGGGAAAAACAAGTATTTAGACAGAGAAATGTCAGAATATGTACGCCGGGAAGCATACCCGTTCGAATGGCGTACAATACGCAACTGCGAAAGCAGAGGGATCGTCCTCGTCGATATAAAAACCTCGGTCAATATGTGGACGCTTGACGATAACAAGCGGATAACGGATAACCGTCACGTCCAAGTGGATGGGCCGGGTCTGTTTTCCAAACACTTCCCTACCGTATACGGGAAACTTCACAACTAACCAGTTAGGTATCTAACAATGGCTAAAAACTACTCGGGACGGGACTTCCTTCTGTACGCATTGGGAAGCGCACCGTCTAACGCTGCGGAGGCAACGGAATACACGCTCGTCGGGCTTGTCCGTTCGCTCTCAATCAGCCAGTCACGCAACGCTATCGACACCTCGACGAAGGACGATGGTGATGATTCCTCATTCATCGCAGGTCGCCGCAACGTAACGCTTTCGGCCGGCGGTGTATTTGACCACACGGAAGACGGAGGATTCACCATCCTGAAAACCTCCCTCGCTGCCGCTAACGGAAAGGTCTGGTTCCTCGTTACGTCCACCACTACGGGCGATACGGAGTTTCATGGTTCCGGTATCGTTACGGGCCTTAACTTGGACTTCCCGGACGAAGATGTCTCTACGTTTGCGGCTGATATTCAGGTAACGGGTGCCCTGACCACGGCAACCGGAACGTCTACCTGATCCGTTAACCCATAAATCCATAGACCAATGACCAACGATCATCCTCACAGCATCCCGGTCGAAATCAATGGCAAGGAACGGGTTTTGAAACTCGGACCAAAGGCGTTGAGGATTGCAAGGGAACGCCACGGAGTCAGGGTTCGGCTCTCGGAATTATCCGATCCGGACCTTGACTCCTTGGTCCGATTCGCATGGATGGCTTTGCTTCCAGATTCGCCCACGTATACGCTCGACCAGTTTGAGCAGGACATGGACGAAGATGGCAATATGTTTGACATCATTGCCAAAGCAGGTGAGGCATTGTCACGGCTTGCCGAAGGCAACAAAGGCAAAAAAAAGCCAACAGGGAAGAAGGAGAAACCCGCAGCGTAGGCCAGTCGGCAGACGATCCTTATTTCCCTGACTTCGATGCTCTGGACGGTGCGTGTGCCGCCTACTTCGGAATGTCTCCGAGGGATGTGGACGCGCACTCGTTCAGGGATTTGTGGGTTATGATTGGCGCGGCGCGGGACCGCGAAGAAGCGCACCAAAAGGAAGAATGGCGCAGGACGCTAATCCTGACGCAAGCGGTAATGAATACCCATGCAAAGCAAGCGCGTCCACTCGACCATCTCGCTAAAAAGATATTGGACCATGAGCCAATAAACCGTCCATCTCTGGCAGAGTATAAGGCAATACGCGACCGAGCCGTTAAACTGACCGAGGCAAAAAATGGCAACGACAGCACTTGTGGTTAAGATCGGAGCGGATCTTTCCGACTTCAACAGCAAGATGCAAGCGGCCACCGACAAGATCGGGGACGTTGGAAAGAAAATGCAATCTATCGGCAGCACCTTATCCGTTGCCGTTACTGCGCCGATTGTTGCCCTCGGAGCCGCTTCCGTTCTCGCCTTCGATAAACAGGCGCAAGGCCTCGCGCAGGTAGAAACTGCCGTTCGATCTACCGGAATGGCTGCGGGATTCAGCGTAGATGAACTCGCCAAGAAGGCCGCCGACCTGCAAAAGAATAGCATTTTCGGGGACGAGCAAATAATGAAGGAGATGACGGCCAATCTCCTGACGTTCACGAATATCGCCGGACAGGAATTTGACCGGACTCAACAGGCGGCAATAGACCTCGCAACAAGGATGGGGACCGACCTCAAATCGGCAACCATCCAACTCGGTAAGGCACTCAACGACCCGGTAGCGAACCTCTCCGCTCTGTCCCGGTCGGGTATTCAGTTTTCAGAGGATCAAAAGGAAGTCATCAAGTCGATGGCAGAATCCGGGCGCATGGCTGACGCGCAACGGGTTATCCTTTCGGAATTGGAGCGGCAGTTTGGGGGCGCAGGTGCGGCGGCGGCGGCGGCGGGACTCGGCCCGATGCGTCAACTCTCCAATAGCATCGGAGACCTGACCGAAGACTTCGGGAAGATCATCCTTGATGCCCTTGCACCATTCATTGACTTTGGCAAGCGTGTTGTCGAGCGACTCTTGGCTCTTGATGACAGCACGAAGAAATGGATCGTCATTATCGGCGGCGCGGTTGCCGCAATCGGTCCTCTCATTGCCATCATCGGTACACTTCTCGCCGTTCTGCCTTCCGTTGTTGCAGGGTTTACGCTCATTTCCGGCGCACTTGCCGCCATGTCTGCATCGGGTGGGCCAATTTTCCTAACCGTTGCCGCCATTGCCGGACTCGTCGCGGGAATTGTCGCATTGTACAAGAACTGGGACTCGGTAACGGCCTTCATGCAGGGCGCATGGCTGACCATGAAGCTGCGTATAATGGGCGGTATTACCGAACTGCTGAAAGGGATGTCCAGTTTGTTTGACTGGATTCCCGGTGCGGAATCGCTTTTCTCCGGGGCGATTGCCAAGATGGAGCAAAAGACAGGACAGGCAGCGGTTGCCCTTGCTGACTTCAACCTCAAACGCGCGGAGCAGGAAGTCGCGGCGCGGCAAGTGGCAGAGGCAGAGGAGGAGGCGGCAACGGCGGTCCGACGTCTCGGCGAAGAGCTTGGCGGGGTGTCCCGGGAAGCGCGGTCCGCAGAGCAACTGCTCGCACAATATGGCGGCGTTCAGGCCGCCGTAGGCGCTCAGGCCGACTACTCAGCCGAAGCCATGGACGAGATGCGGGAGTCATTCGTCAAGATGAATCAGACGTGGACGGAAACCAACGGCGTGACGCTCCGCACGGTTGATGGGATGAAGGACATTGAGAGGGCGCAGAGAGACGCCAAAGACGAGACCGTCGACTGGACTGCGGCTATTAGGGCCGAGGGCGGTCTTAGCAATGCGCTGGACGAGGTAAACGGGAAAATTGGCGGCAAGCAAGGTTTGTTACAGATGTTCGGCGAGGGCGGCGTTCAGGGTGTGTTCTCTGGTGTTGTTGACAAAATTACTGGCGGCAAGGGTGTGGCGGGCGCACTCATGGGCCTTGCGACAACCGCAATTCCGGCACTTGGCCCGGCGTTCAAGATTGCTTCCGGCCTGATGAAAACCTTCGGTATCGACACGCAAAAGGTTTTTGACGGTATCGCCAATGGCGTGAAAAATATTGTTTCCGGGATAGGCAAAACCATCTCTGGACTATTTGCCGGATTCCGCAAAGAAAGCGAAAAGGAAGCGGCGATGAGTCGCTTCTTGGCATCCGTATCGACCGCCGGAATTGATGTAACGAACCTTGACGCTGCTGCCAAATCCAAATTAAAGCAACTCATGGCTGCGCCAATGACGCAGGGTGTTTCGCAGGAAGCACTTTTGTCTGCGCTTGGCCTTACCGAGGCCGACATTGCCAGAACGGTTGACGAGGCGGTCACGCAGTTAGTGGCACAAACGGGGACTGCCACAACATCTGCTCTTGACAAGTTTGCAATCATTTTGCAGAACATGGCCTCAACCGATCTGGTGAGCCAGTTGGGACTTGCTGCCGGCACGGACATCATTGCTCCCATTGAGCAGCTTCTCGGCGTCAGCGTAGCAGAGGCACAGGCACGGCTTGCTCAACTCATGGCAAATGTTGGAGTTGTGTCAGTTGATCCAGATGGCGAGACGGGCATTGCGATTGGCGTAAGGCCAGAAGATATTGGCGAAGCCCTTAATTCGGCGGTTGATATGATTGGATCAACGCTTTCGATGCCGATGTCAGGCCTTGCTTCCGTTGGCGAGGTTGGCCTACCCGAAGTTGATCGCGTAGCATCATCGCAGACCATCAACATCAACCTCGACGGGCAGACGATCGCACAGGCAACGATGCCGTACTGGTCGCAGG